GAAGCCAAAAAGTGCTTCGAGATCGCCGAGTCGCTGAATCCAGATGATCCACTGGCTCGCTATAACTTGATGCACGCACTTGCTCTCTTTGGTGAGTGGGACGCCGCGTACGAGCGGTACGAGTACAGGTATCTGGTACCTGGGCACCTACGGGACAACGGCCTCCCCAAGCTGATGCCGCAATGGGATGGCCGCACGTACGTCGATCGCCTTATCGTCACCGATGAACAGGGCGCTGGAGATATTCTCCAGTTCGTGCGATTCCTGCCACACCTAGAAGCCAGGGTCGGCAAAGTGTTCTGCCGCGTCAGGCATCCGTCCCTGCTGCCCTTACTGGCCCCCAATTACCCGAGGGTCACGTTCTTTTCCGAGAAGGACAGGGTGCCAAGGGCTGATGCCCATATCCCCCTGCTCTCGTGCATCAACAGGCTAGGGGTCAGGGAGGCAGAGGTGCCGACGCCGAGGGGCTACCTGATTGCCCCGGAGAGATTGCAGCAGACCAGCACATCTGCGCTCGTGCGCGGGATTGTGTGGCGAAATCCAGAACACACTACGAGCACGGGGACGACTGCCTCTCAACTCCGCGTCGGCGTGTGCTGGGCGGGCTCGCCGTCGCACAAAAGAGATGCAGTCAGGTCAATCCCGTTCGACACATTCAAGCCGATACTGGATACCCCTGGTATCTCTTTCACCAACCTGACCGTGGGCAGTAGGGCAGCGGTCGAGCATCCCAACCTGACCAGCCCTGCCCTGACTGATTATGGCGTGACAGCCAATCTGATCTCCACGCTGGATCTGGTGATTACGGTCGATACGAGTATGCTGCACTTGTCCGGTGCGTTAGGCGTGCCGACGTGGGGGCTCATTGGTGCCAGCCCCGACATGCGCTGGCAACTGCCGCGCCCCGGATTCGATGGCACCACCACGCCGTTCTACAAATCGGTTAAATTGCTCAGACAGCCAACACACGACGATTGGCCCACGGTCATCCAGCAAGTAGTCCAACAACTCACTGAACTGTCCCACTGAAAACGCGCTACGTGCTTGTGTCGAGCGAATCACCAACCGATTGGACGTGGCTGTTGTGTGCGCCCGTCAAAGAAGGCGAACCCACGCCGATTGAGCTCTGGTTCTTTTATCACGCCAACACCCTAATGCCGATGTGGCGGAAAGAGCAGGAACAAGAGCAGCAGAACAGCGAGGCTGCCTAACCATGTCAGAAATCAAGTCGGCGTTGACGGCAGAGGAGTGGTCGCGAAAGCAGTGGGATGGCGCGACCGCTGACGACTTCGTGTACATCGACCACCGCGGCGTAGTCATGGTCGGCAACAATGGTGTGTACAACACGGTCGCCGTTGAAGATGCCGCTGCCATGATCGCCCTCTGTAATCACGCACTGTCCCCCGACGACCCGCGCAAGATCGTTAGGGCAGACGTGGAGGCGATACGCGAGTTCGATTATCGCGATTGGGTAAATGGCGAGAACAGTGTTCGCATCGGGCAGGTCGAATGCGAACGCCTGCAACTAGTGGCCGCCAAGCTCGCCGCCCTCCTGCCGCCGGAGGACTGATCCAAGGTGACCGACATCCAGATCCAGGTAGACGACAGAGTTGTCAGGCGCGCGTTAGGCGAGATGCAGAAACAAGCACCATTTGCCATCAGCCTCGCCACCAACAACGTCACGAAGGACGCGCAAAAGGCGGAGCAGGAACAGCAAGAGTCTGTCTTTACTCTCCGGCAGCCTGCTTTCCTGAAGCGTGAGGGCGCGAAGATCAGCAAGTTCAGCACAAAGACTGATCCTACTGCTATCCTCCAGGTGACAGAGAAAGCTGGCTTCTTGGTCAAGTTCGAGGAAGGCGAAGCCAAGCGGCCCACCGATGGCCGCGCTATCGCTATCCCGGTTGCCGTTAGGCGCAGTAAACGGGACATCATCCCGAAGTCGCAGCGTCCCCCAGCACTGTACGCGTCGAAGTCAGCGGCTGCAGGCCGGGTGTTCAGCAAAGGCGGAAAACTGTTACAGCGTCTTGGTCGTGGTGCAGCCTCCACCCTGCGTGTGCTCTACATCTGGAAATCGTCAGCCAAGACACCACGCATACTGAAGTTCGCAGAGACAGCCAATAAAGCGGTCGATACAAACTGGCAGAAGCGTGCGCTAGAGGCCGTGGACAAGGCGCTGAGTACGATGCGATGAGCGTTAGGCAATCACGGGTCCTTCCCCCGTACCCATCGCCGGTCACGCGCAGCGGCCCTACATGAACTAGACACCCATTTTCCAACTACGACTTTAGTTGACCCATGACAGGTAAGCGGCGCGGCGCACAGGAAACGGTTTCCGCGAAGGAGGCAGGGCGGCGACTCGGCATGACGGACGTCGCGGTCGGCCAGTGGGGCAAGAAGCCCGGCGCTCCCGTAAGGCTGGAGGGGGGCAAGCGGACGTACGTCTGGCCTGACTTCCCGGTCTGGTACCGCAACGAATTGACGCGGAATCGGGAGAAACCGACGACTTTCGAGGACGCGCGCACGAGAAAGATGACAGCCGAGGCGGAATTGGCGGAAATCGAATTAGCGAAGGCGCGGGCTGACGCACTGGCGTTAGGCGACATGGAGGCGCTGGTTGCGCGAGACTACAGGGCGGTTCGTGGGAAGCTACAGGGGATGACTGGCAGGCTGGCGCCCGAAGTTGTGGGCGTGAAGTCGATCGTCGAGGCGACGGCCCGCATTGAACCCGTGGTGCAGGAGATTATGGCGGAACTCAGTCGGTGACCGCGGCGGTTGCGGAGCCCGTCGAGGCTGCGTTTACCACACACCCGTCGGCACTCGAAGCCGCGGAAGCCAAGCTGGCGGAACTGCGCCGGCAGATTCTGCGACCCGCGCCGAAGCTTACTGTCTCCGAGTGGGCCGACACGTATCGCGAAATCGCGCCGGGTACGTCACCCGAAGCAGGCAAGTGGCGCACGGCTCGAGCGCCATATCTGCGGGGGATGATGGACGTGTTCTCTGACCCATTGGTGGAGAACATGGTTGGAATGTGCGCCTCGCAGATCGCCAAGACGGAAGTGCTCATCAACGTCCTCGGGTACTTCATCCACCAGGACCCGTCACCGATCCTGTTCATTCGTGAGACCGTAGGTGAGGCGGCGAAGTTCTCCAAGACCAGACTCGCCAAGAACATTCGCGCTACGCCCGTGCTGCAGGAGGCTGTGCAGGATCCGCGGTCGCGAGACTCAGGCAACACGATCCTGATTAAGGAGTTTGTTGGCGGCGACCTCACGATGGTCGGCGCGAACGCACCGGGCGGGTTAGCGGGCCAGCCGCGGCGCGTGGTGTTAGGCGACGAGCTCGATCGGTGGAAACTTTCGGCGGGCACCGAAGGTGACGCATGGGACTTGGCGTACCAGCGGACCGCGAATTACTGGAACCGCAAGACGGCACGCATCTCCTCACCAGGCGTTCGGAACGTCGATCTGGGTGACGGGCGCATGGTGTCCCGCATTGAGAAGGCGTTCCTCGAAGGCGACCAGCGGTACTACTTCGTCCCCTGCCCCGACTGTGGGCACATGCAAACGCTCATCTGGAGCCGTCTGCAGTGGGACGAGGGAAAGCCAGAGACGGCATCGTACGCTTGTGAGAAGTGCGGCGTTTTGATTGGCGAGGAGCACAAGTACCGAATGCTCGAGCGCGGCGAATGGCGGGCAACGGCGCCGTTCACCAATACCGCCAGCTTTCACCTCAATGGGCTGTATTCGCCGTGGGCGCGGTGGCCGGAGCTTGTGAGGAAGTGGTACAAAGCGCAGGGGAGCAAGGAACGGCTGCAGCCGTTTCACAACACCGTATTAGCGGAGAGTTGGGAGGAACGCATCGGCGCGTTGGACCCGGCATCGTTGCAAGGGAGGGCGATGGAATACGCGGCGGAGGTGCCGGCAGCGGTCGTGTTGATAGGGGGAGGCGTGGACGTACAGGAGGATCGGATCGAGCTGGTGACCCGCGGATGGGGTGCTGGGCGCCGTTCGTATGGCATCCAGCGTGAGGTGTTCCTCGGCGATCCACATGTGCCCTACGGCCGTTCAGGTTCCCCATGGAACGCACTGGAGGACGCACGACGCAGGCAGCGACCAAGGGAGGGCGGCGGGTCGCTATCTGTCGCGGTGATGTGCGTGGATATGGGGTACGCGCCTGACGAGGTGGCAGCGTACTGTCGTCCGCGCTGGAAGCAGCGGGTGTACGCCGTGCGTGGGTCGTCCGAACCAACGGCGCCGTCTGTCAGTCGTCGGCCATCTCGCAATAACAAACAGCGTTTGCCGATGTTCTGGCTCGGCACAAATACG